TCTAATTTCTGTCTAGGTTCTTCTAACTTAAATATTTTAAGTTGTTTCTCACCGATTGAACAACCAGTAAGTATTAAAACAGCAATGATACTAATTATTATACGGTACATAATTTGGGTTGGCAATGCTTGGACATTCCCTATTAATTTCTGATTTTTTAGTTGCGTTAATTTCTTGTTCGGTTAGTGGTGACCCACCTGCTATTTCTACACAACGGATTGCTTTATCACTTGCACCATTAATAATTCTTTGTATAGTTTCTGTTTTTTCTATGGCAAGTTTGCCAAAGTCACGACCTTTCTTATTAAATCTTTTATCTAAATCATCTAAATCTTTTTTAAGAGCTGAAACAAGTTCGTTCATCTTGTTGTTTGCTTTTAAAATTTCTTTAAAGTCTTCTTGCTGTTTAGCAATGAGTTCCTTTTGGGAACTCACTGCTTCTTCCAGTTTAATTTGATTGGCTTTTAAAATAGCATTATCGGATCGTAATTTCATAACATACATACCTGCTCCAGCAAGTCCGCCTATCATTATTACAACCATAACCATTTTCATTGTGCCAAACATTGTTTTAGTCCTTCTTTAATATAGCCCAAGCGCCGTAAGCAATCGCTGCCCAAGCAGCAATTTTAGCTAGTGGACTAAAAAATAAAACCACAACACCTAAACCGATTAATACTCCACCGTGTAAAGATGTTAGTTCTTTAATTCTTCCTGTAATAAACTCCATTTATTTTTTCTCCTTTTTTACTTAATCTTAGCGTTAACTTTCCTGTGTTTGTTCCACGCAAGAAAACCACCTAGTCTTAACGACCAGTATGCTAAGTAGTTCATAAGATAGAAACCATTTACTCCGATATTAATATCTCTAAAGATTTCGTCTGCTCTTTTTTGAGATATAACACCTAGGGTATCTGCCTTATTGATTTTTAATAGTGTCTGATACTTATAAGCATAATCGTGTACCAATCCACCCATTAAAAGTACTCCAACTGGTGATAAAAATGTATGCAAGAATTTTGGTATACTTGCACCATCAAATTTAAAACCTGCTGGTATAACGTATTTAACGTCATTAATTTCGTAGTCAAAATCTTCTGCGATTTCCCAATTTCTTGTAGTGAGAATCCACATTAAGATACCCTTAAAGAAACCTTTACCTTTTGTTCGTATAGGTAGAGCTCTCATTACTGGCATTTTTTTATAACTAAAGTTATGACATTTAGGTTTCTTCTTATCAAATAAATTGATAATTAGTCCTACTATAATAACTAAAATTACTATAGACCACATCCAAAACTTTATTGCTAAACTTATTATTAGTTCCATTTATTTTTTCCTTGTTCTCATACTAGCAGTTGGTTGGGCACCTCTTACGTGAACCATACCACCCATAGTATTTTCTTTCTTTTTAGTCTTTGGTTCTACTCTTGGATCAGCAGATAAAAATGGTCTTTGATTAGTTGATGTTGTATAACCTGCGTGTAATCCTACACCTCTAACATTTTTACCACCTGCTCTTTTTTTAGGTGGTACATCACCTAAACTTGCTATAGGTTGTACATTTGAATAGTTTCCTATTCTAACTCCTGTTGTACCTATAAATTCTTTAAAACTTTTCATACTCTAGCTTTTTCTTTAATAGTCTTTTTTCTTTTAGGTGTTTCAATTTTTAATTCTTCTTTTACAACTCCACTTATTTCATCAATCTTATCTTCAAGTTTATTTAGTACCTTAAAAACACCTTTCAATACAACATTGTTGTTATCATCACTCTCTTGTACTTTTCTTTTTAAAGTACCCATAACTCTTTTCTTACCAGTTGGATTCATATCTACACCACCGTGTGCTACTGCATTTGCTGGTGCGTCTTCTTTTTTGACTTCTTTTTTATCATCTTCATCAATCTTGTTGATGATTTCATCCATCATATCTTTATAATGTTTTGGCATATTCATACTCCGATACTAATTTTTTATTTTGTTCATAGATACCTACACCCAAACAAGTCATTACTGGTTCGTCATCTATATCTGGTATATCTCTTATTTCATTTAACATATTTTCATATTGGTTAGTTTCTTTTAAATATTCAACTACACCTGCTTCAATAGCGTCTTTGTTTATCATTAACTGTTTATCTTCCCTTAATACCATTGCCATAGCAGCAAAAAAAGAACCAAATCTACTACCCAATCCAACTTTTTTAAATAGTCTTTTCATATTAAAAACAAATCTATGTAAATAAGTATATGCTTTCCTATCTTTACTTGTTTTTAATGTTTTATTAGGTCTTAATACTTTACCTGTCTTATCAATAATACCTTGTTTAAATGCTTCTTGCTTCTCCCAAGGTGTTACCAATAGTTTAACTACTCGGTAAGTTATTAACATATCTACTGCTCTATTAGCCATTAAAGTTCCTTTAACATTTCTTTTATATCTTCATCTTCATCAACGTCACCTAGTTCGTGTTGATAAAGTAATTTAAGATAGTTCAATACTGTTTTTAATACTGACCAATATTCTCTATCTATCTTAAATAATAATAAAGTTATCGCTACATCTGCACTAAAAACATTTTGTAATACTACAATGTGATTAATAATTAATCTTATTTTAACTTCACCTGTAGTTTTATATTTGCGAAATAACCTTTTAAGATATTTAAATCTTTTAATATCTTCCAAAAACTCTACATTTGTTTCCAATGTAGGGTTGCTATAATTTTGCTGAGCAAAAAGCAACCAATTATCTTTGGTTATTTTCTCAAACATTTGACCTACACTAACTTAGCGTAGACCTTGGATGCACCGTTCTTTAAAGTTTCATAACTAACTTCTAAATTTAGACCGCCAGATTTTTTGTGTGATATTCCATCATCATTTAAATCCGAACCGTCGGTATCTTTCCCAAATCTTCCACCAAATTGACTAACTTTCGCACTAACTTTTCCTGATGTTCCTTCCATTGTAACTGGAGAAACAGTTAAACCAACACGGTTTAGTTTTTCTCTCAAACTATCTACCGCTTGTTGTGGTTTAATGAATTCTACGTCTGCAATAGAACCTACAAAAGCATTAACTCTATTTAATACTTCTGGATCAGAAATGTTATGAGCGCCTAAATTACCATCTTCAACTGCATTAGATGTTGCTGTTCCAGCCATCTTGCCGTCTTCTGTTATGTGTTGTTTAAACGTTTTCATTTTTTGTTTTTTCCTTTTCTTTTGCTGTGTCCTCTTCAGGACAGTCAGCGATTACTTCTTCCTCAAAATCGTCCAAGTCTTTATCTTCATAAAAAATCTTAAACTTTTTTATCATCTGCTTTCTTAACTGGTTCTCCACCAGCCATTCCTATTAACTTATTAACTTGTTGAATAGCGCCATTGATTGCATTTAAATTTGCTTTCATCTGACCCAAATCAGTTTCAACTTGTTTTATATTCTTACCTAAAGTTTCAAAGTCTTTTTGTAGACCAAGTTTCTCCGAAGTAAGTTGTTCCAAATTTATATCCATAATTATCTCCTTCTATAATATATTATGCAAGTACGTATCCGTTACCTGCGATTACATTCCAATTTGAATTTTTAAATAATAAAGTAACTGTTTCACCTGGCGCATTTAAAGTTACGGTTGTTCCGCCTCTTAAATTTGCTGGTGTTATAGTTATTGCGTTAGTACCTGCTGTTGCTGTGTCTATAATCATTTTAATTTGACCATCAACACCATCTGCTAAAGTTACTGCACCTGTTCCTGATGTACCCTCAACTTCTGTAACAGCACTTTCTACGTCTGCAACTAAAGTTCCAGAACCTGTCGCTGTTAATGATTGGGATGCTTGAGCAAGAGCTAAAAACGTTGGTACGTTATTAAATATACTTGCTGCTGATACTTTTTTATTGATTGGCGTTCCTGATGGATCGTCAATTACGTGGAATAAATCCACACTTGCTAATGCGTTACCTAAATCGGTAAGCTGGGTGACTTTTTTGTCTGCCATTTGTTATCTCCTATTAACCCTTTCGGGAATGCTACTGTAGGTAATTCCTACATCATAATATTATTTATAAGGGCAACCCTATAAAGAATCGCCCCTATAATATTGATTATTAAGCAGCGTTTGTTAATGCTACTATCGTTTCGTACTGTACTCTTCCGCTTCTACCACCAGAACCAGTTGTCTTTAAGTTCCAACCTGCGTGTCCAGCACCTGCTGGTACTTGAGCATCCGCATAGTTAAATAACCCTAAAGTTATTCCAGTAATAAAATTATCAGCAGTTGCGTCTTCAAATAAGTTTGTTCTATTTGCTGACGTGAATGCTAATTTAGCAGCAGCACAAGCCCATAATGGTGCTCCAGCCGCCGAGTCTGCACTTGAATGTGATGACATAGTATTCTCTCCTTTAAATTAAATTGTTAAAGTACTCAATTCTTAATATATGTGTATATTTATAATGGGAAGGTGTGCTAGAAACCTAGCTTTTTTAGCTCTCGTATAGTATTAGCTGAATTTCTATGAAATATTCCGATACCACCACGTTGTGTAAAACTATCTGTATTAGGTTTGTAATCGTCAATTAATACGGCAGGACTTCTATAACCAGTCTGAGCATAATTTTGTTTTTGACTTCTCTTTACAAGATTAACTCTTCTACCACTTAAACCTAATTGACTTCTACACCATTTACTTTTACCTGGTATACAGTTAGGGTCTACATTTTTATCTACATATGCTGATAGAATATCTGGCGAATGCTTTTTGATATAGTTCCACAATTGTTTACCATCTGGCATCCACGGTAATGTTTCCCAAAAAGTTTTATCATTTCTGATTGGGTTCCACTTATCTTTTTTTGTGAGGTTCATCCATTGACTGATAGGAACTCCTGTTGCTATCTCAGCACCTTTTTTAAAGTTTGCCAAGACACCATCCATATCACAATAGAGTTTAGGAAGAGGCATAATCTGAATTGCCTCCTAGGTATTATAGTTTATCTCTGGATCTGTATTTACTTTTGAAGCAGGATTTCCAGTCATTGTTCTACCCTTGGTAGGTTCATCTTTCTTTTTAGCAAGTTTTTCTTTTTCTTTTGTTTCTTTAATTCTTGCTCTTAAAGTTTCATATTTTAATTTATAAGGACTGACTGCTTCTGTTTTAGTTTCTTTTTTATCGTCTTCTTTTTCAGCTTTATCTTTTAAAAGTTTATGTGCTAGTCCAACTGTTAAAGGTACTTGACCTGTTTCTTTATCTGCAACAGGTTTAACTACTTTACCTTTTTCATTTTCTAATTTTGTTTTTAATACATTAACTTGACCTTGCAATGTTAAAATTTGTTTCTCCATTGCTGTAGGGTCTTTAGCACCTGGTTCTTTACCATCTTTAGCATCCCTTGTCGCTCTTATCTTTGCAATCTTTACACCTGGTTTATTATCTTTTGCAATAGGTGGAATTTTGCTTTCATTTCTTGTAGGCAACAGTTGAGAGTCTCCTCTTTCTGCTGTTTCATTAGCTGCTTTATTCCAAATATTTCTGATAATATTTTCTAAATTTGCTGATGGTTCTGATTTATCAGTACCAATAACTTCTTTTTTTGGATCTTTTTTATCTTCTGTAGTAGATACATTTGCTGTACTAAACTTAACTTCTTTTTTCTTATCTGCCATTTTAGAAACTTCTCCAGCGTCAATCGTTTCAGTAGTAGATACGTTAGCAGTTTTAAAATCTACTTCTTTTTTCTTGTCTTTCATTTTAGATACTTCGCCTGCGTCTATTGTTTCTTGCATATCTTCTGTAGGTCTTTGTGTTTCTACACCTGAAATAGCAAAAGCACTTTCGTGTTCTACTGATTCATTTGCTCTTTTTAATGCGTTAGCAACGTCTGGATGTTTTGATAATCCTTTTGCAAGTTTTTCAATAGCATTAACAGCACCTGTATAATTACCTTGTTTATATCTAGGGTCATTTAATATACCATATGCTTGTTTAATTAGTTGTTGAGAAAATTCTTCTTCTATATCTTTGCCTTTAGGTTGTTTTTCAGCAACTCTATAACCAAATCTATATTTTTTTCTAACACCACTTGAAGCACTTCCTCGTCTTGAAGATGAATTAGCTCCACCTGGCATTGCTTCTGAAACAGTTTCTTCCGTCATTGCTTCTTGTCTTGCTAAATTCTTTTTGTTTGCTAAATGAGGTTTAATTCTATTGCCATTATATGCTCTTTTATTTTCAGGTATCTTTTCTACTTTTCCACCTTTGTCAATAAAGTCTTTCATCAACTGTTCATCAGCGTGTTTTCCAGTAGAAGGTTTCCATTCTTCTTCCACTTTATTAAAAAATGCTATCTTTTCTTTAGGTGTCATTGAACCAATACCACCCATAGTATTTTTTAATTCTTCGTCAAATTTTGCTTTGTATTTAGGGTCTTGATATTGTTCTTGCTGTTTAGCAATTACTTCTTCAATACTACCTGGTTTTTGTTTTAAATATGTCATAGTACTATTTATAAGGTTATTTACCTGCTTTATCTCCTCGTTTATGTTTCAACCACAATCTCTCAAAGGTTGCTCTAGGACCGTGACCGTGAGTAGCAATTTCAATTAATTTTGATATGTGTGGTATGTCTGCTGATTTAATTGCTAGTTGTGTAGGTACGTCCATTCTCTTAATCATTTGTCTAACAGCGTCGGTTACATCTGTTGCTTTTTTATTCTTCCATACGTTCTTAATATTAGCAATTTGTTTATCACTCATTTTAGGTGTATAAAAATCTGAAACACCTTCTTTAACAATTTCTATTGATTTAGTTTGTCTTACGTCACCAGTTTTATACCACTTAATCCATTTTTCTGCTTCTGCTTTAGTTTTATAACTGCCGTGTATAAATTTACCACCATCCATTTTAGTAACTTGTACAGCAAACGCTTCTGGTACTTCTGTTTTACCTTCTGGTTCTGGTAGTTTTTGTTCAACAGGTGATGTATTTCTACCCATTTTATTAATCTTAAATCCTTTAGCTCTTAATTTCTGTGCTTTGTTTTGTAAATCTTGTAATGTTTTTGCGTCTTCAAAACCTGCGTGTTTGCCATACTTGTCGTCATAAGATAATCTAAATGGTGATTTTGCTTCTTCTAATTCTTCTTTTCTCATTTGTGCCAACTGGGAAGCGTTTGCTCCGTGTCTTGAAATGAGTCTTGCTTGCGCTAACATTGACACAAATGGAATGTTTGCTTTTAATAATTTAACTAAAAGCTGTTTATTCTTATCAAACTTATCAAATATTCTCATCAACTTATTAGCATTTGTTCCACTAATTGTTTTTCCTTTTAGTGGTGCATAATCTTTTTTAAGTTGTAATATTTGACTGTCTGTAAATTCCTGTAATGTGTCAACTTGTTCTCCTAAAATGGATTTAACAGTTGATACTTTTATGTTTAATCTATTGGCAATATCTTCAGCAGATTTACCTTCTTGATCCATCGTGTAGATATCTTTCATTCTACCTTCATCAAATCTTTCTTCTTTAACGTGTTTAACTGGTTCAGTATTCATCCACTCTTGGTGTCTTTTACCAGGGTGTACTTTAGAGCAATCGTGTCTTTCTTTTACTTCTGCAAGAGCAACACTCATAGGTTTTCTATACCTACTTGACTTCCATCTTTCTAGTTCTTCTTTTAACGTGCCCATTTTATTTGAATTTATTATCTCTCTTGAAATTGTATGATAAACTGTGTCTGCTATATAAATGTCCACCGTGAGTATCAAATACACGGTTTAATGAGTCCATATACTTTTTGTCTAAAACATTTCCTCTGGCACCTTTTGCTGGAGCATTAACACCAGCCGCCTTTAAAACATCTCCTGTAATTTTATCTACAAAAGCGTGTATAGCTCTTCTTTGTCCTCGTTCAGTATCCCAAATCTTTATATACTTACCACCTATGCTAGTGGCTACATCACGTTTTTGGTCTCTATATAAATTAGCAAATTGTGGGTGTCTTTTAATTTTTTCCCTAGCAATTTTAAGGTAATCGTCAACTCCCTTTAGTACCATAGCCGAGCTTTCAGCAATGTATAGGTTATGTACGTATTCTTTGAATTTAGTTGCCATTTCTCTCTCTAAAGTTTCTCTATCATCTTAGCGACTACTTCATTTAGTTTCGCTTTCCACTCTTCTTTATATCGTTCCTTATATTTATCTATTACTGAAACTGAAGTTGACCATTCTTTTACTTCCTTCTCGGTCAATTTATCCTCACCAACTTTAGCATCCGTTGCCTTACCTGGTCGTGATATGTATGTATCAGTAGGTTTTCCACGGTCTTTTGAGTCAACAGGAGGTGCGTCCTCTTTCTCTCCTGGTGTCATTTGCTTACAATGATTAGCATAATCAGCACCTATTTCAAAACTATCTTTAATTTGTGAGTATGTTTTTGGTACTGGTATCGTTTCAACTGCTTCAAATCCGTAATCAATGTCTAGGTTATATTCTCTCAACAATGGTTCTTTATCAGCGGCAACTGGAATACAATCCCATATCCAACATTTGTGTAAATTATTATTTGTATCTTCTAGTACAACATAGTTCGTACCTCTTCGTACTACCTTACCTTGTTTATCTTCTTTAAGATACTTGACTTGGTCTCCGATATTGAATATCATCTCCCTAACGTATAGGTCTCTAACTTGTTTCTGTTCAAACTGTCCTAATGTCATAACAGGTTTTGAAGTATCTGGTTTATAGTCTTCTCTTATACCCATACCTTTTCTGACCGCTTTAAACAGTCCATCAACATCTCTAAATTGAGATGGTAGTCCTCTCTTAAATGACGCTATATCATCTTTAGTAGCAGCATCCCTCATCTTACTCGCACTCATACCTGAAGCACCCTCAGCGTCTGGATCACGCTCTCCAGCAGATATAACATCTATTGTTTTAAAGTTATAGTATCCGTGTCTATTTTTCTGGTCGTTATATTTTTTAAGTATCGTTTCAAATTCTCTTACTCTATCACTACCTACAACAAATTTTAAAATAGTATGACCTTTATTGTATAACATAGTAGCTAAATCTAAAATCATATTTGTTGTATTGATTTCAATGTTTCTAGCATATTGTGGAAACATTTTTTTCATAAAGGATAATTTATCTCTAGGAGATAATGGATTCTTTTTACTATCTTCTGACCTACTGATATAGATTTTATAATTTCTATCTGCTCTTACAACTTTATTAATAAGTTTTTCGTGACCTATTGTAGGAGGATTAAATCTTCCAAATGTAATTGCAATAGACTTATCAGCAACTGCTTCAGATTTTAAACTATCTATTTCAGCGTCTGTAACTTTATTATCATCTAATATCTCTTTACATTTCTTATAGAATTTTAAATAATGATACTTCTCTAACATCTTATAGACTACATTTTTAGGTAATCTATTTTTAATACTAAACGTTTTAATTTGTTCTGGTGTCATATCAGAATCAAACGCTGCTCTTCTAGCAGTCATTACATCATCTCCAATATCAACAATATCTTTTATAGATTGTTCAATCTCTTCTAACTTCTCATTAATCTTTTCTTGTAAATTTAAAATATCATCTGGTTGTAAATCTTTTAGTTCATCATAGTCTATAATATCTCTTTTTAATTCTCCTTTAACTACATCTATCTCTTGTACCTTTCTTTGATATGCTGACATATATAATTTCATATCAAACGTATAGTCTGCTGGTCTTTTAGTAAATACATTACCTCTATAATCAAATACTGCGTCTGCTTTATCCTCTTGGTCTTGATGAGTTATAGGATCAGTAATGATGTAATAGTTAATAGGGTGTTGTGTACCAGGTATTAATTTACCATTAATCTTTTCTGGACTTTTAGCAGATAGATACTTATGAGATAATCTTAATCTCTCTTCTTCTTGTTTATCTACAGGTACATCAAACAGTACATTAAAATCTAAATCTGCGTCCTTTCTATATCTCTTTGTAAGTATAGAACCTACTAAACTAACTTTTATAATCGGGTATTCTTTACCAAATTCTTTAAGTTGATTGTCAATTATTTCTCTTACACCAGGTTTAATTCTAGGTGTTTTAGTTTCATAGTCATCAAAAACTCCAGGTGCATATGTATTTCTAGGAGCGTCTATAATACTTTCATTTAATTTATTTTTGTACATTTTTTCTTTTGCCATCCAAGTTTTTGCAAGATAACTTTTAATTGGCTGCCTCATATATCGTCTAACTAATCTGTCACAGTTTTGTAAAGTTTGTGACACTAGTTCTTTATCTGACCTATTGTTATCTACTACAATAAAATTTGATTGACCAAATAATCTTTGAAACTTACCTATATTAGATTGTACTTTTTCCCAAGATGATTTAACAATATATTCTGGTATAGTTCTACTTCTAATTTGATTTCTTTCTAACGCAACAGGTAATGTTGTGTTAACAAATATCATATAACAATCATAACCTAATGAGTGTAGTTGATTATATTCTGCACTTATTCTTCCATAATCTCTTCCAGTTGCGTCAATAACTAAACCTAATCTACCAGTTACATAAGTATCTAATTGTCTTTTTGTTGTACCCTTTGCATTATTTCTTATAATATCTCTAAAATATTTTTCTTGGTCAGGCATTTTATCTGAAAGATTTGCCTTCTTTAAACCTCTTTCAAATACTTGGTCTGAATTTACAAATTTTAATCCAGAACCTACAAAAGTATTATTAGCGATAAATGATTTACCACTACCAGGTCCTCCTGCCATAAAGAAGGCCTTAAATATACCTGGGTCATATATACCTTCTTGTAATAAAAATTCTTTAAACTTCATTTATTTCCATCCTTTTGGCAACGTAAAGTTTGCCCTACTAAATTCTAATCTATCTACTATTTTTACTGCACCCGCTACTCTATCTACTGCAACATATCCTTCAGGTGCTGTTACTCTATAACCTGTTCCAGTTTTAATGTAGTGTCCTATCTGTTGAATTTGATTCATCTTTTGTATCAATGTGTTCTTCGCATTGCCTAAAGTTACGTGACTTGCTATCGCCATATATAAACCTGATTTATTTTGATTAATAAATTTTAATCCATTTGCTAATATATCTCTATATTTTTGTTTTGCTTTTTCAGTTTTTCTTGCGTCAATTTCTGTCTTCAAAACGTTCTCATAATAATCTCTAAACATATCTTGCAATACAGCAACCTTTGCCATACTACCTTTGTTATTTCTAATGTAATGATTAAAAAATGACTTTAATCTAAACCCTACAGATAAAGGGTCACTAGCACGTTTAGTCATTTCATCTAATATCTTACTCGCTCTACCTAATGAACCTTCTGCCATTCTTAATTGAGCATTAAATATATTCAATTCTGATTTAGTAAATGTAATAGAACCAGAGTCGTCTTTATAAGAAGCACTTGCTACCCATACTCTTGAATTACCTGACCCTCTAACATTACCAAAACTTGCATTTAAACTTTTCATATCTTTACCAGTATACATTGTATGAAATACTATACCCATTTTAGCACGAGCAATCTTCTTACCAATATTGCTACTTGCCTGTACTGCATATGTGATTGTATTTGGTGTAAAGGTTATCATTTTTTCACCATCAATTGAAGCTGATTTTGTATCGTTAGTGAATAATAAATCACCTTGTAAAATTTGTTTAATATTTAAACTGGATAAATGATTAAGACATACTGATAGTTTTTGAGCAACGGCACCAGAATGGTTCCGTCTTATGTCTGCTGTTGTGTAATTGATTTTTGGGGTAACGTTGAATACTGATTTAGTACCAACAAAGAATTTACCGTTTTCAGGATTGACACCACATATAATAGCAGGTGCCCCATCCCATTTAACAGTAGTATTGATTTTTGCTCCCGAGTGACCTGCGAGCATATCTCTTACTGATTTTAGAAAGTTAATTGCATTAACTCCACCAGATGAACCTCTATTGATTATATCATCTTCTAGGTGTTCTAGGTGTGTATTCTTGTCGTTTGTGGTAAAACCTTTAAAACTAAACATTATTCCTCATTTATTCCATTAGTATAATCTATCTTCAAATATCCATTAACAAATCATATAATACTATTTATAATTTAAGTACCTGCACACTCTTTAGCAATTTCTGCTTTAAATTCAGGTGTCATATAACCTTGAAATTGTGGTTTAATAACAAAATCTCCTTTATATCTAACTCGTAAATCTATCATATTAAGACTGCCCTTTCTTAATAAAAAGAATATTTTAGCAGCGTCTGATTTATTAAGTGTATCAGGATTTTGCACAACTTCAAACTCGCCTTTGTATTTCTTATCAATTCTTGTTAATCCACATAAGGTTGTTTTTAATGAGTCTACTCTTCCAGGTGAAATAATAACCTTTTCTTTAACAACAGTACCTATACCAGTTACTAAAGCAAAATCAAACTCTTTACCTTTTAATTTTTTTGTATTGAGTTTATCAAATAATTTTACCTTTAATATTATATTAAGTAAAACTTCTGCTAACTCTTCTGAATTTTCATTAATTATTTTTTTATAAACTTTCCACAATGGATTATTTTTAGTATCATACAGTTTATTATTAACAAAGTATCTCATACTTTTTGGGTCTCTAGTATTAGAGTCTAGATATCCTTTAGGAGATGTAGCATATCCTTTTGTATTAATATAAGCTCTATCAAATTGGTCTCTATCTCTATTTTTAGCTTCATATAATTCTTGATTATCTAACTTATCAAAATTTTTAATATCTTTTTTCAATATTATTTTTTTCGCTACTGCCTCTTTAACTACACTAGCAAAATAATCTCTTCTAGTTTTTTCTAATTTTTGTCTTAATTTCTCAAATCTTGAACCTTCAAGTGTGGAAGCAAATGCTTTATTAATAAGAGTTGGATCGGAATCTTTAACAAATGCTTTTTTCTTTAAAGAAAATCCATAAAATTTTTTCTTATCTTTGGTGACTACCAAATCTGCTGAATTATAATCTGCAAATCCAAAAGCACTAACTTGAAAATCCCTAATTTCTGGTGACCA